CATCTCGAAGCGCGCGGTGCAGCACACATGGGCGGCCTGCCGATGCTGGGCGACGTCATCACCGTACATCCGCGCCTGTCCCATCCGGCCACGGTCAGCGGATGCGTCCGGCACGTGGGCGCGTACCACGTTACCGACACCCTCACCGTCTACCCACGTTCCCTACCCGTCACGGTCGACGGTGGCCTGCGCCATGCCAGCGCGTGGCACCTGATTGACACCGTCACTGTCTTCCAAGGATCGCTATGACCCAACGATTTTTCCTACTCCCCACGGCTGCCGGAGAAGCACGGATTGCCAGTGCACTGGCACTCGGTACGTCGCTCAAGCTGACGCACATGGCCGTAGGAGACGGCAACGGCGTGCTGCCCGAGCCCACCCGCGAACGCACATCCCTGGTCAACGAGAAGCGGCGCGCACCGCTGAATGCGCTCACGCCCGACCCGGACAATCCCGGCCAGTACGTCGCCGAACAGGTAATCCCCGCCGAGGTAGGTGGCTGGTGGATTCGAGAAGGTGGGCTCTACGACGAGAACGGCGACCTCTGCTACTACAGCAACATCCCGGAGACGTACAAGCCCAGGCTAGCCGAAGGCTCCGGCCGGACGCAGGTGATCCGCCTGGTGGTCCTGGTCACTGGCAGCGTGAGCGTCGAGCTGAAGATCGATCCATCGGTGGTGATGGCCACCCGTCAATATGTTGACGATCGCGTCGACAGTCGCGTCAAAGAATGCGCCGCCAGCAGTCTCCCGGCCGCCCTGGGCACCGCCGCAGGCATCGGCGCGGATCTGGGCACGACGAACGCAGCAGAGGGTAACCTCGACGAGCTGCTGACGCCGGGCGAGTACGCCTACACCAGCGCCAACCCGAACGCGCCCAGCGACGCCGGCGTCATAAAGGTGTGGCGCGAGAACTCGCAATGGGTCTCGCAACTCTGCCAGTCCAGAAACGGCGAACTGTTCGTGCGCACGCGCAATGCCGATGGCGCGTGGTCACCGTGGCGCTGGAATGCGACGCTGCCCAGCAACCACGTCGCGTACAGCAGCATCGGTGCTTCCGTCAACGCCGGTATCGCTAACGAACTCACCACCCCACAAATCCAGATCGAGCGCGGCGTGTATCTCATCTCGCCATACAACTGCGGCTTCGAAGTCGAGAACAGCGACGGCTCCTACTACCTGACATGCCTTGCCCAGTTCGACGCGGGCAGTGGCGAGTCTGGCTTCACCAACCTGCAGCAATCCGGCCTGGGCCCCTACAACCAGCCCCCCTTCCTTGTCCGGGTGTTCTCGGCCACGGCAACGGTCAGGTTCATCCTGAAAAACAACGGCAGCACCCCTCCGGGACGTGGCACCGTCCGCGTTCGGGGCAATCACATCAACGCCTTTGCGTTCTATGGCAACAAGGTACTCTGACATGCATAACATCTACATGAAAATGCCAACCGTGGCCGGCGTCCGGATGCCGGGCATCATCGCCGCCGGCGTCCAGGTGCCGCAGGATGATTTCAATGACGTCTGGCGCGGCTTTCAGGCGTTCGTGGCCAGCGGCGGTGTGCCCCACCCCTTCGATGCCACGCAGCAGTGGGACGGCGACGCCTACGTGCGCGATACCGACCTCGCGGCACAAGCCCTGGCCGAAGCGAAGAAGCTGGCCCTGCACCGCGTTGACGCCTTCCACGCCGAGATCGTGCAAAGCCTGGTCGACAATCCCACCCAGGTAGAAAAAGACACGTGGGCGCTGAAGCTGGAGACGGCAGACGCCATCGCGGCAGGCGCGGCGCTTTCCACCGCCGGCGAGCAGTTCGTCACGGCGGCCGGCTTGCATGACGAAGCGGCCCGGCAGTCATGGGCGCAGGCGGTTCTGGTCAACGCCGCTGCCTACGCCAGGGTAGTCGGGCTGGCCGAGCGCCTGCGCGACAACGCCCGCACGGCCATTCGCGCAGCCAGGGACGAAGCCGACATCGCCGCCATCCTGACAGCACAGCGGCAATCGGCGGAGAAGACGGCCGCCGCGCTGCAACGCTGACAGCGATGTCGAGCTTCACCCGCCCCGCCGACCTGCGTATGCTCGACAACTACCGCTGGGAACTGTTGTCGGCTTTCGAGTTTCACGTCGGCGAGTATCCGAGCGCCGACGTGATCCGCGTGCCGGTCGGCACGGTCACGGATCTGGCCAGCGTGCCCCGGCTACTCTGGGCACTGTTCCCGCCGCACGGCCGCTGGGCAAAAGCCGCCATCATTCACGACTACCTCTATGCGAACGCGATCGGCACCAAGGCGTACGCCGATCGCACCTTCCTTGAAGCCATGGAAGTGCTCGGCGTGTCGCGGTTCGCGCGCACGCTGATGTACTGGGCGGTGCGAATCAGGGGTCGGGGCGCGTACTAGCTCGCCCGAAACCTGCATCAGGTGTTGTGCCAGACGCCGGCACAACACCCTCCCCGCGACACCCTCGCGCGTGCGCAGCATCCTACCGGGACGATTCCGTCATCGCACTCCCGGAGGGCTGCATGTCATCTGACTACCACCACGGCGTTCGTGTCGTTGAGATCCACAACGGCACACGTCCAATCCGCACCATCTCTACCGCCGTGCCCGGCATTGTCTGTATCGCCGACGATGCCGACCCCACGGTCTTTCCGCTCAACAAGCCGGTGCTGCTCACCAATCCCATGTCGAGCCTCGGCAAGGCCGGTGACAAAGGCACGCTCGCGCCAACACTCGATGCCATCACCGATCAGTCGAATCCTCTGACGGTCGTCGTGCGCGTCGCCAAGGGCGCAACCGATAAGGAAACCACCTCAAACCTGATCGGCGGCACGGACGCCAACGGCCGCTTTACGGGCATGAAGGCGCTGCTGTCTGCAAAGAACAGCCTGGGTGTGACGCCACGCATTCTCGGCATTCCCGAGCTCGACAGTCTTCCCGTAGCCGCTGAGCTGGCCAGCATCGCGCAGAAGCTGCGCGCTTTCGCCTACGTGTCGGCGTTCGCGTGCCAGACGAAGGAAGAAGCCGTCGCCTACCGCGACAACTTCGGGCAACGCGAGCTGATGACGATCTGGCCGGATTTCATCGGATGGGACACGGTCTCCAATGCCGAATCGACGCTGTGGGCCACGGCGCGCGCGCTGGGCCTGCGCGCGAAGCTCGACAACGAAGTCGGCTGGCACAAGACGCTGTCGAACGTGGCCGTCAATGGCGTGACGGGTCTTTCCAGGGATGTGTTCTGGGATCTGCAAGACCCGACCACCGACGCTGGCTATCTCAACCAGAACGAAGTCACGACGCTGGTGAATTTTCAGGGGTTCCGCTTCTGGGGATCTCGCACGTGCAGCTCGGATCCGCTGTTCGCCTTCGAGAACTACACGCGCACCGCGCAGGTGCTGGCCGACACCATGGCCGAGGCGCACGCCTGGGCCATGGATTTGCCGATGCACCCGTCGCTGGTGCGGGACATCCTCGAAGGCATCAACGCCAAGCTCCGGTCCCTGACGCGCAATGGCTACCTGCTCGGTGGGGAAGCCTGGTACGACCCGGAGTTCAACACCAAGGACACGCTGAAGGCGGGCCAGCTCGGCATTGACTACGACTACACGCCGGTGCCGCCCCTGGAAGACCTGACACTGCGCCAGCGCATCACCGACCGCTACCTCATGCAGTTCGCCCAATCGATCAATGCATAAAGCGTTTCGACAGCCCGAACCTTAAAGGAACACCATGGCACTGCCTCGCAAACTCAAGAACTACAACGTCTTTCATGACGGCGTGAGCTACGTCGGCCAGACCGAGGAATTCACGCAGCCAAAACTGGCGCGCAAGCTGGAGGAATACCGCGCCGGTGGCATGAATGGCCCGGTCGATATCGACCTGGGCGCGGAGAAGATGGAAGCCGAAGCCACCTACGGCGGCATCATGCGCGAAGTCTTCAAGGCATGGGCCATCACGTCGGTCGACGGCGTGCTGCTGCGCTTTGCCGGCGCGTACCAGCGCGACGACTCCGGCGAAGTGGACGCGGTGGAAGTCACCATCCGTGGCCGCCACACCGAACTCGACCTCGGCAATGCCAAGGCCGGCGACAACAGCCAGTTCAAGGTCAAGTCCTCGATCAGCTACTACAAACTGGCCGTGAACGGCGAAGTCTGGTGCGAGATCGACCACCTGAATTTCATCGAGACCATCTTCGGCGTCGACCGCCTGGCCGAACAGCGCCGGGCAATGGGCCTGTAACGCAGCATCTTTCCCTGTCCCCCTCTTTCTCCATTTTTTTCATATCAAGCCATGAAGCCGACCACTACTGATATCGCCCTCGACCACCCCATCAAACGCGGCGAACAGACCATCGCCAGGATTCAGGTACGCAAGCCCGGCAGCGGTGAGCTGCGCGGCTGTAGCCTGATCGACCTGTTGCGCATGGACGTGTCAGCACTGCACGTCGTGCTGCCCCGCATCACAATGCCAACGCTGACGCAGCACGACGTCGGCCAGCTCGACCCCGCAGACCTGATGCAGCTTGGCGCGGCGGTGAGCAGTTTTTTGCTGACGAAGTCGGCGAAGGAGGACGGCTTCCCGAACGAATCGAGCACGCCATCGCCGACATTGCAGTGATCTTCCACTGGCCCCCTGACGTGATGTACGCCATGGGAGTCGCCGAACTGATGGCATGGCGCGACCGTGCCTACGAACGCAGCGGAACCGACGAATGAGCACGCCCCGAAATCTCAGGCTGGAAGTTCTGCTGAATGCAGTGGATCGCGTGACGCGGCCGTTCAAGGCGATCATGGGGAGTAGTACGGAGCTGGCCAGGACGGTGAAGGCCACGCGTGACCAGCTCAAGGAGCTGAACCGCACCCAGGCGAACATCGCCGGCTTCCGCAAGTTGTCCAAGGATGCCGCGATCACCGAAAACCAGTTGAGCGCCACACAGGCGCGCGTGAAAGCACTGGCGCAGGAGATCGCGGCGGCCCACAAGCCCACGGCGGCCATGTCGCGAGCCTTTCAGACGGCGGTACGCGAGGCGCAGGCGCTCAAGCAACGCGGCAGCGCGCTGCAGCAGAACCTTTCAGCCGTGCGCGGCCGGCTCGATGCAGCGGGCATCAGCACGACGAACCTCGGCCAGGCACAGCGCGACCTGCGCGGCCGCATCGACACCACTACACAGGCGCTGGCGCAGCAGCAGGCGCAGCTCCGCGCGGTGGGAGAGCGCCATCGCGCACTGGCCGCCGCGCAATCCCGGTACCAGAGGGGCATGGCCGCCAGGAATGCCATGCTCAACGCTGGCGCCTCCACGGCGGCGGCCGGCGGCATTGTGCTGACTCCCATCGCGAAGGCGGTCAAGGACTACGTCACGTTCGAAGATGCGATGCTCGGCGTTGCGCGGCAGGTCGAGGGCGCGCGGGATCCCAGCGGGAAGCTGACGGACGTCTACTACGACATGGCACGGCAGATCCAGCAGCTTGGCAAAGAGCTGCCCATCCCCACCGCGCATATCGCGGAGATGGTGACGGCCGGCGCGCGTATGGGAGTGCCGCGTAGCGAGCTGATCGAGTACACCCGCACGGTGGCGATGATGGCTACCGCTTTCGACGCGGTGCCGGACGAGATCGCCGAGAGCATGGGCAAGGTCGCCAAGAACTTCCGGATCCCGACCAACGCCATCATGGGTCTGGCCGATACGATCAACTATCTGGACGACAACGCGATCAGCAAGGGCGACGACATCATCAACGTACTGAACCGCACGTCCGGCGTGGTCTCCGGCGTGGCCATGTCGGCCAGGGACGCCGCCGCGCTTGCCTCCACGCTGCTCACACTGGGCGAGCGCACCGAAACGGCCGGCACCGCCATCAACGCCATCACCCAGAAATTCGCGGCGGCCGAGAAAGGCACGAAACGATTCCGCTCCGCTGTCGACGAGATAGGGCTCACCACGACCGAGATCCAGTCCGGCATGGCCACCGATGCTACCGGCACGCTGTTCAAGGTAATCGATGCCATCCGGAAGCTGCCCAGCGACAAGCGCATCGGCGTGATGGTGGAACTGGCCGGCATGGAGCACTCCGACACGCTGGCAAAGCTGGTCGACAAGCCTGACCAACTTCGCCGCCAGCTCGATCTTGCCAATGGCGCCAAGGCGCAGGGGTCCATGTCTCGCGAGTTCGACGCGCGGCAGGAAACGATCTCTGCTCGCTGGCAGCGGCTGCAGAACCAGCTCTTCAACACCAGCAGTGCGGGCGGCGAGGCGCTGCGCTCCACGCTGGTGGGCCTGATGGAAACCATCGGCCGCGTGGTGGACCGCTTCGACGCCTTTGCCCAGGCGCATCCGCAACTCGTGGGGTGGCTCCTCAAAGGGGCTGCCGCTGTCGGCGTGCTGCTGACGGTGCTGGGTGGCCTAACGCTGGCGCTGGCGGCAGTGTTCGGTCCGCTGGTAATCGTGCGTTATGGGATGGCGATGCTGGGTATCCAGCTTGGCGGCGGGGTTGGCATCGCAACGCGGCTGGCCGGAGCGTTCAACTTCTTGATGAAGACGCTGGCGATCGTAGGACGCGCGCTTCTGCTTAATCCCATTGGCCTGGCAATTACCGCCATCGCGCTTGCTGCCTTCGTGCTAATCAAGTACTGGGAGCCGATCAAGGCGTTCTTCTCCGGGCTGTGGTCAGAGATCAGTTCGGCCTTTCAGGGAGGGCTTCGCGGCGTGCTGTCGCTGATCGCGAACTGGTCGCTGCACGGCGCCATCTACAGCGTGGTGGCGCCAGTGCTGCGCTGGTTCGGCATTGACATGCCCGCCCGCTTCAGCGACTTCGGCGCCAACCTGCTCGACGGCCTGGTGAACGGCATTCGAAGCCGGCTCGCAAACGTGCGTGCGGCCATCACCAGCATTGGCGACAGCGTAGCCAACTGGTTCAAGGACAAGCTCGGTATCCGCTCCCCCAGCCGCGTTTTCGCCGCGCTCGGCGGCTTCACCATGCAGGGGCTGGAGCAAGGGCTGG